AACATGTTTTTCAAAAGAAAGAACAGACATACTATTACCATTTTTAGACAAATATAAAGAAAGAATGATGATGATGCCTGCTTCAAGTAAAAATTGGCACCATTCAGCATTTGCAGGTGGTTACACTGACCATGTTTTACGTGTGTATGATTGTGCAAATGAATTATATAAAACGTGGAAATCGATGGGGGGTGACGTTTCTACATATTCTGTCGAAGAAATGCATTTCGCAGCATTATTCCATGATTTAGGCAAGATGGGCCAACAAGAAGGCGAATATTACCAACCAAACGATTCTCAATGGCATATGGATAAGTTAGGTCAAATGTATAAGTTTAACACTGACATTCCAGCAATGAAAGTTCCAGAAAGATCATTATTTATACTTCAAGAAATTGGTTGTAAAGTTACACAAAATGAATTTATTACAATTAAAATTCATGATGGTTTGTATGACGAATCAAATAAGTTCTATTTTATGTCTGGTCAAAAAGAAACTAGATTAAGAACCCACTTACCATTATTAATGCATCAAGCAGATCATATGGCTGCTCAAATAGAATTTGAATTATGGAATAACGCGTCTAATAGTGTTCCTAAATCAAAACCAGCAAACGCTACTAAAGGCGATAAAACACTTAGAACAGCCAAAAAAGTAAATACAGCAAACAACCCAAAATTAGCGTCAGCAACATTAGATGTTATAGATTCATTTTTTAAAGATTAATTATGTTAACACTTAGTATCATATTAACAGTAGTAATAACCACTTCTTTTTTTATTATAAGAAATTTAATTTTAAGAAATGAAAGATTAGAAGATTTTATTACTAAACAAAGTGAAGCAATACAAGCTTGTGATAAAAGATTAAAACATTTAGACCATAAAGGCTCATTTGTAGCAGATGATGAAATTGGTTTTTTCTTTAAAGAAGTAGAAAAAATACAAGAAGCTCTAAACGAATTTACCCTTAAATAAATGTCATACAAAACCAAATTTGCACCTTTACCCCCAACAAATAATGATTTAGACTTTATTGTAGGTTCTTCAGATATTGCAAAACCAAAAAGAGGAAGAAAAAAAACAAAAAAGCAATATTTTACACCAGACACAGATAGAGCTATAAAAGAATATTTAGCATCATCAAATCAAGAAGAAAGAGACAATATATTTGCTAGAAGAATACATTATCCTTTTTATAAGTTAGCTGAAAATCTTATCCATACCTTTAAATTTTACTATACAGAAGTAGATGATTTAGAAGATTTAAAACATGAAGTAATTTGTTTTCTTTTAGAAAAATTAGATTATTTTAAACCAGAAAGAGGTAGTAAAGCATTTAGTTACTTTTCAATTGTAGGAAAAAATTATCTTATTCTTTATAATAATAATAATTACAAAAAGAAAAAGGCAAAAGTAGATCCCCTAAAAGCTGATGAGGATGAGGGAGTTTTATATCAATTAGGAAGAGATGGACGTAAACAAGAAATAAAAGATTTTATAGATTATCTCACAGAATATATTGATAAACATATGTTTACTATGTTTAAAAAAGATAAAGATAGAAAGGTTTGTGATGCTATTAACATACTTTTTAAACGAAGAGAAAATTTAGAAATTTTTAATAAAAAAGCTCTCTATATCTATATAAGAGAAATGACAGATGTAGATACTCCCGTTATTACTAAAGTAACTAAAAAATTAAAAACAGTATATAAAACATTATGGACTGAATTTGATGAAACAGGTTATGTAAAAATTTAAAAATTCCATATTTATTACAAAATGTATGGATTCATTAAACCAAATATTATTCGATGATAAATCTTTTGGGGATTTATTAAAAGAAATTCACGGTAATCAAAAGAAAAAAGCAACTCAACTTGCTTCTTTAATTGCTGAGTTACGACCTTTAGTCCAATCTTTAGGTGATGCTACAGTTGTAGTTCCATTAATTAAAGAATATATGGAAATAAGTGTTAAAAATGACGACCAACTAATTAAGATGGCTGCTATTGTACAACGTTTATCTACAAGTACTACTTCAAATGGTGATGGTGGTTTATTAACTGAAGAAGAAATGAGCCAATTAATGGATGTTGCTGAAGAAATTTCAAAAACAGTAGAAAAACCAAAACAAATAGAAAAACCTAATGAACACTAAACTACAAGCTGTAAGAGTTCAAGAAGTTATTTTAAATAACGAATTTAATCCTGAAAGATATGAATTATTAGGAAATAATGATGCTATAGGAACTATATTATATTCTAAATTAAATCAAAGATTACCTGATAATAAATCAACAGATAGATTAGGATATGCAAAACCTTTATTTGCTAGTATAACTCAATATCCTGTAGTTAATGAAATAGTATATTTAGTAAAAGGTCCAAGTCCTAATTATTATGATAATAAAGAAATAATTTCATATTATTTACCAGCTGTAAAAGTACAAAATCACCCTTTACATAATGCATTTCCAAATTTAATCCAAAATAATAATATATCTTTATCCAATGAAGAAACAGAAGCGGGAGCAACTACGTCTGAAGATAAAGAATATACTATTAATTTAGGAACATATTTTAAAGAAATAGAAAAAATAAGACCCTTAAGACCCTATGAAGGAGATACTATTTTAGAAGGAAGATTTGGAAATTCTATAAGATTTGGGGCAACTACTTTTAATCAATTAAACGATATTAATAGGTGGAGTAATGAAGGAAATATAGGAGATCCTATAACAATAATAAGAAATGGTCAAAGAGAAGATGAAGATAAAGAATCTTTTGAACATATATTAGAAGATATAGATAATGATAATTCAAGTATATATTTATGTTCTAACCAACAATTAACAGATTTTACTCCATCATCAAGATATCAATTATCTTTTGGTGCTAATTTAGAGGCAATTACAAAAATAGAACCAATAATTCCTAATGATCCTTTACCTGTAGTAGTAGTAGAAGATATACCCCCAGTAACTCCACCCCCAGTTCCAGCAGAACCTGAAGAAATGCCCCCTGAAGAGGTACAAGATGATATAGCTGAATATGATGATGCACTTTCAGATAATCAAGCTGTTTTTCCAGGAGATGAAATATTTTTAGATGCTTTCCAATATCAAAATAATACTGGAATAGATGTAGAGAGACAATTAGGACCTGTTACTAATGCTCCACCACCAATACATCCCGATGCATTAGAAGTAGTAACAAAAGAACAATTTCCATCAGGATTACAAGATGGTCCTATAGGTGATTTAGCACCTTATGCCTTTTATACCTATAAACATGGTCCATTTAATAGAATAGAATGGAAAAATAAAGAAATGACAATAATATATTCACACCCAAAAAGTGCAGGTAGTGTCTCAGAAGTACTTAAAGAAGCTAAAATTGCACTTGCAACACAAAATGGAATTAAATTCCCTAACATATAATGGCTTTTAAAGTAAAATCATATATAGTAAGTAAAACAGCAGACGATAAAGATATAAATAATTTTCCTGGTGCTGATGTGGGAGAAAATGAAAAATTAACAGCAGAATATATTATAGGTAATTTAGAAAACTTACATAATAAATGTATTCAACCTATTATGAATCATTTTAATACTTTACCAAATAGTAGTGGTAATTCTATAGGAGTAACTTCAGTTTATAGATGTAAAAAATTAAATGCAGCAGTAGGAGGTGTAGAAAATTCTCAACACATACATGGAATGGCAGCTGATTTAATTTACACTGAAGGAAAATCAGAAGAGATATTTAATTGGGCATTAGCTAAATTACCTGCCTTCCATCAATTAATTTGGGAATTTCCTGAAAAAGGAGAATTTAGTAGTGGAAATCTTAATTCATCATGGATTCATATATCTTATAATCAAGATAATAATCCTAAAATAGTATCCTTAGCATCTAACGTAGAAAATCTTCATGAATGGTATGGAAAAGAGGTTGAAGGAGCAGAAAGAAGAGGAATATACACCCACGGAATAGATAAAGCAGAAATGGAAGCTTCAGATTCTTTTCTAACAGACGACATATAATATGACATATATACCAGAAGCCCCAGGCACATATCAAGGAAATCAAGTAGTAATAAATTCAGACAGATTATTATTTAATGCTAAAACAGACAGTGTTTTATTATTTGCTAATGAAGCCATAGGTTTTAGTACAAATGGTAGTTTTCATTTTGATACAAGCCCAAATGAAAAAAGTAAATTTGTAGTAAATTCACCTAAAATTTATTTAGGTTTAGAATATGATGATACACTTCCTACACAACCAGCAGTATTAGGAGAAGAATTAAAAGCAATTCTAACAGAAATGTTAGATGTAATAGAAGAAATAACAGATAAAATTTGCGTAAATGTAGCATATACAATAGCTGAAGGACCCTTAACGGGAATGAATCCTAAAAATTTTTCAACTTTTAATGATATAAGAGCAAACATAGAAGAACTAAAAATAGATTTAGATGATATGATGAGTACAAACACAAAACTAGTATAAAATGTCTACAGAATCAGTAAGAAATGAAATAGGTAATATAGTACAAAAAGCTATTACTAAAGCTAAGAGTGAAATTAAATCTCAAGGTAAAAAACAAATAATAAAACTTAAACAACAAATACCTTCACCACAAGAAGTTGTAGATCAATTAAAATCAGAAATATCATTAGATAGCTGTACTGGTAAGGGAAAAGAAGAATTTGAAGAAAAAATAAAACAAATACAAGATAAAATAGATAAATTTCAAAAAATCTTAGATAAGGGTGTAGATAAATTAGAGGGAGTTGATGAAAAATTAAGAAAAATAACAGACCCATCAGGACTTTTAGCTAAAATAGCAGCATTAGCAGAAGTTTTAAATCCTATAATTGCAATATTAGGAATAGCAGTAACTATAGCTAAAATATTAATAAAAATAGCAGGTCACATCCCCCTTCCTCCTAATGGAGCAGGAGTACCTCCAGGACCCCTTATAATGGCTGAAGCTATAGCAGATGTAGCTTTTGATACAATAGCAGGATTATCAGCTTTAATATTAAGTTTAGGACTTATAGTTCAAATGTATGTAAATAAAATAAATAAAATATTAAATCTTATACAAATTCCTTTAGCAGGGTTAAAAAAATTAAAGGCTATGATAGATAAACTAGCAGCCCTTTTATTATATTTAAAATTAGAACATGAAGCAGCATGTGAAGAATTATTAAGTTCTGGAGGAGCAACAGGTACTGGAATAGGAGATGGAACTGGAAATGATGGTAATGATGCTTGGGGTAATGGAGGATTAGGAGTTAATACAATAGATGGAAGTAATATAAATTCTTTAGCAGATGGTATGAGTCTTGAAGACTTAATAGCTAGTTCTGAAGCTTTATATAATAATTTAATAGCTACTTTACAACTTCAAGGAAATACAAGAGCTTTAGAAAAAATATCTAGAGTAGAACAAGAAACTAAAGAATGGGTAGTAAGATATAATATTAGTTTCAAAATAATCAATATTTAAAAAAAATTTATATTTATAACAAACAACAAACAAACATGAAAGCAAAAACCTTTGAAAATCTAATTAGAAAAGTAGTTAGAGAAGAAATCGATTATGCGTTACGTAGAGAAATTAAAACACTTAAAGAAGATTTACGTGATGAATTAAAACCAACTATTGTAGAACATAAAGAAATAACAACAGAAGTTCCTGAAGTAGCAAAACATTCTTTAAGAGAAAAAATAATGGGAACTGCACCTATAAAACAACATAAAACTAAAAACTTTACATCTAATAGTGCACTAAATGATTTATTAAATGAAACAGCACAAGGAGATACAAATACTCAAACAGCTAATTCTCCTGTAAGTTTAGCTCAACCTTTTGCCTCAGGAGCTCCAATGCCTATGGAAACAACCGGAATGCCCGAAGAAGTAGCAAAAGCAGTAACAAGAGATTATAGTGATTTAATGAAAGCAATAAACAAGAAAAAACAAAACTAATAAATGCCTCAAATAACAGGAATAAAAAGAAGCCCATTAGATCTTAATAAAAATGTTAAGATAGGGGTAGCTTTTCCTTTAGATGAAACAAACGTTTTTGCTAGTACAGAAACTCTTATAGATCAAGCAAAATCAAATCTTATAAACTTATTACTAACAGCTCCTGGAGAAAGAGTAAATTTACCTTTATTTGGAGTAGGATTAAAACAATTATTATTTGAACAACAAATAGATTTAGTAGCATTAAGAGAAAAAATAATCAAACAAGCAGCATTTTATGTTCCAAATATACAAGTTTTTGATGTAAGAACATCATTATCAGAAAATGAATTAGTATTATTTGTATCAGTAACATATAAATCTTTATTAGATAATACAGTAGACGCAGTACAATTAAATTTTAATCAATAATGGCATATTCAAAAGTATCAAATAAAAATCAAGATAAAGATGTAAAATATTTAAATAAGGATTTTAATTCTTATAAAAATAAATTAATAGAATTTACTCAAACTTACTTTCCTGATAATTTTAATGATTTTAGTGAAGGTAATCCGGGGATGATGTTTTTAGAAATGGCAGCTTATGTAGGAGATGTATTATCGTTTTATACAGATACTCAATTAAGAGAATCATTCTTAAATTTAGCTCAAGAAAAAGAAAATTTATATAATATAGCACATGCAATGGGTTATAAACCTAAAATAACATCAGCTGCAAGTGCTAATTTAGATATATCACAACTAGTCCCTTCAATACTAAAGGATGGTGCTTATATACCTGATTATACTTACGCGTTAAATGTAAATACTAATTCTACATTTACTACTTCAAATGGTACATCTTTTTACTTAACAAAAGATGCAAGATTTAATTTTTCATCAAGTTTTGAACCCACATCAGTAAGTATATATCAATATGATGATTCAAATAACCCAGAATATTTTTTACTTAAAAAAACAATACCTTCTGTTTCTGCAGAAGTAAAAACTAAAGCATTTGTTGTAGGAAATGTAGAAAAATATTTAACATTAGAATTATTTGATAGTAATATAATATCAATAGAATCTATAACAGATTCAGCTGGAAACACATGGTATGAAGTTCCTTTTTTAGCCCAAGATACTATTTTTGAAGAAGTAGAAAATATGGGAACAAATGATCCTGAATTGCAACAATATAATAACCAAACACCTTTTCTTTTAAAGGTTAAAAAAGCATCTAAAAGATTTACAACAAGAGTAAAAAGTAACAATAAATTAGAACTACAGTTTGGAGCAGGAATAAGTGATAAAGCAGATGAACAAATTATTCCTAATCCAGATAATATTGGTTTGGGAATATTAGATGGAAGAAGTAAATTAGATGTAGCTTATGATCCTTCTAATTTTTTATATACTAGAGCATATGGACAAGCTCCCTCAAACACAACATTAACAATAACTTATTTAGTAGGAGGAGGATTATCATCTAATGTAAATTCTAATACAATTACAGAAACAGGAACTTTATTACTTACACCTCAACCTAATTTAAATCAAAGTATGTTAAATTTTGTTAAATCTTCTGTAACATCTACTAATGTAGAAGCAGCCAGAGGAGGAGGAGCAGGAGAAACAATAGAAGAAGTTAGAATGAATACAATGGCTAGTTTTGGAGCTCAACAAAGAACAGTAACTAAAGATGATTATTTAATTAGAACTTTATCTATGCCCCCACAATTAGGAAGAGTAGCTAAAGCTTATATTATACAAGATGATCAAACATCACCTCTAACAACAGAACCCAATCGTATTCCAAACCCACTAGCATTAAATTTATACACTTTAGGATATGATTCAGATAAAAAACTAACAACCTTAAATACAGCAACAAAAACTAATTTAGCAACTTATTTAGAACAATATAGAATGTTAACAGATGCTATTAATATTAAAGATGCGTTTGTAATTAATTTTGGTTTTGAATTTGAAATAACAACATATAAATCATATAACAATCAAGAAGTACTACTTAGTTGTATGG